ACTGGTAGCGCTCAGACCTAATGCAGTTGCCATTGTTTGAAAATCGTTAGTACCATTTTGCTGTGTACCAGTTGGCTGTAGACTTACCATATAATCACCAGTAGGTGGTGTTACAGTCCATGAGTGAGTTCCACCTGCATTAAAGTTTTGCATACCCTGTACAACTGAAACGCCAACACCAGTACCTGAATAAGAAGATGTCTGTGTTCCAGTACCACCACCAGCAGTCCAGCCAGCAAGATCACCAGTTGCAAAATTCATATTAGTTGGATTACTGACACTGCTACTAGAACCACCACCAGAACCAGAACTGGCTGTTTGTCCAGCAGCTAGCGGAGTTGTACTTGCCCACGTATAGCTGGATGCATCTGCACTTGTTACAGAAGTATTCATGCTTGTGAAACTTGCACTATCACCGTAGTTATAACCAGCAGATGTAGTAATTACAGTACCAAAGAATCCAGATCCAATATAAAATAATGCATCTGGACCAATAGCTTGTAGTGTTCCAGTATTATGTAACACTTGTGCAAGTGTGCCATCACTATTATAAAGACCTAATCCATATGTTCCTGGATTAGTTGTACTATTAAAGAATTGAAAGTATTGTCCAGAAGTTACAGTAGGGTGTGTAAAGTTCATATCATATGGAGCAATAAAGTTAGAAGCGTTAAGAGTTGTACCGCTCCAATAATATTGAACGTCAAATATTTGATTTGTACTAAATTGCCCGTCGGCAATATCAGCTTTAGCAACAGTCAATGTAGTAAGAACTGCCACAAAAGCTAGTGCTATTTTACGTAAAAAAGACATGTTTATCCCTCATTGGTTAACATGATTATTCAATCAATCAGTCATTCATTAATGATATAAACATGATTAAATTGCGCTAATATAAGATAATTTCATGCGCACATAATTAACCGTTGACGTATTTAATCAACGCATATATATTTAGGTATTATGTACAAAATGGGTGAAATATGAACATACAAAAAGTTAGACATCACATTGAGAGTCTTAAACAAAAACACCAAGATCTTGAACACCTAATTAAAGAAGCATATGATCATTATGATCCAGATGAAAAAATCAAAGATCTTAAAATTAAAAAACTCCAGGTTAAAAAAGAGATAGAGTGGTTGGAAAAAGAAATTTCTAATAATTAAGGTTTTGTTATGAGAGTTGGTATTACATTTTCTACATTTGATTTGCTTCATGCTGGCCACATTCTTATGTTACAAGAAGCAAAGCAATTTTGTGATTATTTAATTTGTGGTCTTCAAACTGACCCTACTATTGATCGGCCAGAAACTAAAAATAAGCCAGCACAATCTATTGTTGAGAGACAAATTCAACTTGCAGCTGTAAAATATGTTGATGAAGTTGTAGTTTATCAAACAGAAAAAGACTTATTAGATATTCTTACAATCTATCCTATTAATGTTAGATTTGTTGGTGAAGAATATCGCAATAAAGATTTTACTGGTAAAGATTTTTGTTTAGATAACAATATTGAATTAATTTATAACAGCAGAAAGCATAGATTTTCTACAACAGAACTTCGCGGCAGAGCAGCAATTACAAAATGAAAAAAGTTCTAGTAACCGGTTGTAATGGGTACATCGGTTCTCATACAGTCAAGGCTTTGAAAGAGGCAGGTTATATTGTTCATGGTATAGACAGAACCTATTCAATGAATAAGGTTCAAAAATATCTAGACTTGTATATGCATGGTGATGCAAATGATTTTACTAAAGCATATAGATATGATGCTGTCGTTCATTTAGCTGGTTATATTTCTGTAGAAGAATCAGTTAAACAACCGTTCATGTATTTTAATAACAATACATTAGTTACTCATTGGCAATTGCATTTTAATGGCACTAATGGTTGTAATAATTTTATTTTTGCTTCAACTGCTGCAGCCTTTAATCCAATATCACCTTATGCTCAATCAAAGCTAATGGCTGAAAGCCTTGTTAAGGCTATGGCAAACAACTTTACAATTTTTAGATTCTTTAATGTTGCTGGAAACAATGGTGAGTTTGGTCAGATTGGAAATGCTACTCATCTTATTCGAATAGCTGCTCAGACTGCTGCAGGTAAAAGATCCCACATCACAATCAACGGAACAGATTGGGATACAATAGATGGTACATGCGTGAGAGATTATGTTCATGTTAGCGATCTAGTTGATGGTATTGTTAAAGCAGTTGATAAGCCAAGTAATAAGCCATATGAATGTATTGGTACTGGAAACAATTACTCTGTAAGACAAGTAATAAATACTATGAAGAAAGTATCAGGTATTGACTTTAAAGTAGTTGAAGGTCCCAAACGTGATGGTGATGTACCTTCAATTACAGTTCCCAATGGATTGATATCTGATTATATAAAATGTGAAAAGACTTTAGAAGATATGTGCTTGAGTGCTTATAAGATTGAATTGAGATGATTTATATTCTAGTAGCTTTAGAGAATGAATTTCCTATAAAATTAGATACAAACCAATACTCGGTAGTGTATACTGGTGTTGGAAAGATTAATGCTACAATTCACGCTATTGGTGCATGTCTAGATCCTTTTTGTACTAAAGTAATAAATTATGGAACAGCTGGTGCTTTAAACAAAAATATTATTGGACAGTTAATTAATATCGGTACAATTTATCAAAGAGATATGGATGCAAGACCATTAGCAGATTTAGGTGTAACACCATTTGAAGAAGATGGTGGTCCAATATATGTTAGCGATAGTTTATTTACTTTAAGTACTGGTGATAATTTTGTTAAACAAATTCCAGAATTAATAACTGATGCTGTTGATATGGAAGCATATGCAATAGCAAAAATATGTAAGAGAATGAATAAACCTTTTCAATGTTACAAATACTTGACAGACTTTGCAGATGAGAACTCAGCAAACCACTGGCAAGAAAATGTTAACAAGGGTATAGATAAATTTTTAGATATTCTATGATTAGCGAGATTTTGTTATGGCTATGAAATTTACAAATCCAAACTCAACAGTTATTCAACAAGCAAGTCAACCTAAAGTTGAACAAAAAGATCCTGGTTTTGAACCTGCTGCAGTTATAACTCCTACACCTCCTGCTAAGCAAACACCAATATCTCAACCTGTTCAGAGAGAAATAGGACGTAGGAAGGAAATGGTCAACCATCCAGAACATTATGGTGGTAAAGATAATCCTTATGAAGCTATTAAGGTTATTAGAGCATGGAATCTTAGCTTCTCATTAGGTAACGTTGTTAAGTATGTTTCTCGAGCAGGTAAGAAAGATCCTATGAAACGTTTAGAGGATCTCCATAAAGCTATGTGGTACTTGCAAGAAGAAATTGCAAGTGAATACGAAAAGAGTATTAAGTAATTAGGAGAGTTGGCTGAGTGGCCTAAAGCACTCGTTTGCTAAATGAGCGAACCCTAACCGGTTCCGTGGGTTCGAATCCCACACTCTCCGCCATTTATTATGAGGTAGTTATGATTACAGTTGTTGTTCCTACGATGTGGAAATACAAACCATTCATTAGGTTTGTTGAAGATATGACTGATGTATCTTCTATTGGTGAAATTATTATTATTGATAATGATTCTGCAGCTATGCCTAATGATCCAATTTTTTCTCATCCAAAAGTAAATTGTATTTCATATGGAAGAAACATTTATGTCAATCCAGCATGGAACATAGGAACAAGACTAGCTAAGTATGAAAATATTTGTTTGCTTAATGATGATGTAATTGTAGATCTTAAATTGTTTAACAGAATGGATAAGTTTTTACAACCTGGCATTGGTGTATGTGGAATATGTCCTGGACTTCAACAAGAGTTTGGTCACATTCCAATTACATCTGGTGAGATTGATCTAGTTCATAGTCCAATGCCATATAATCCCAGAATACATTTTGGCATGGGTACATTGATGTTTTATCCCAAGTCAGAATATGTTCCAATCATTGATGGTTTAGATTTATACTGGGGTGACAACTACATATACGATACGTTGTACTATAAATTGAACAGAAACTACCAAATTGTAAATACTTTCTACCATACACCATATGCTGTGACAACTTCAACAATTGCCAACTCTGGTGAGATTTTGTCACGAGAACATCAAGTGTACAACAGAGAAATGCCAAATATTCTTGAACAAATTCGTGTGGAAAATGTTTATCGGACTGGACTTAATTAATGTTTTGTGCTAATATAATTAAATGGAAAACAACTTAGAAATTCACATCAAACGTTTGTGGTTGGCATATCGTGCCTACCACCAAGCATCTGTACGTAATGGTTCAGACGAGCTGGAATATGCTGACGCCTGTACTAATAACTTTCTAGATTATCTTCGTAAATGTACAAAAGAAGGTGATTCTGTTTATGACTGGGGTGACTGGTCAGGAGCAATCGAGAATCAAATTCGAGTTATTATGGGATTTATAGAAATATACGATAAACCAATCAAGCGTGATAAGATCACAAATAAAACTCGCTGGTCACTCTAAGGAGAATAAAGCAGAACAATGCGTATCGATAACGACATCAAACTTGACTTTAAAGACGTTCTGTTAAGACCTAAACGTAGTACACTTACATCTAGAAAAACAGTATCTCTAGAACGCGAATACACTTTTCGTAATAGTCAACTTAACTATTGCGGAGTTCCTATTATCGCTGCAAATATGGATGGTGTTGGTACTCGTCGTATGGCTGTCGAGTTATCTAACTTCAATATGTTTACCTGTCTTGTTAAACATTATTCTCCAGAAGAAGTGGTAGAGTTTTTACATGATGCTTCTATAATTGATCAAGAAGTACAAGATCATACTGCTATGAGTATCGGTATTGGTGAAGAAGATCTTAATAAACTTCATCATGTTTACAGACATTCAAGTAAACTAAAATATGTTTGTATTGATGTTGCAAACGGATATACAGAACGTTTCATTGATGTAGTCAAACATGTAAGAGATAATTATCCTTTACTTACAATTATTGCAGGTAATGTAGTAACTGGAGATATTACAGAGGAGTTGATCCTTGCTGGAGCGGATATTGTCAAAGTGGGGATTGGCCCTGGGTCTGTGTGTACTACTAGGATTAAAACTGGGGTCGGTTACCCTCAGCTTTCTGCTGTCATCGAATGTGCTGACGCCGCTCATGGTCTTGGTGGACATATTATTGCTGATGGTGGTTGCACTTCTCCTGGTGATGTAGCAAAAGCATTTGCAGCTGGTGCTGACTTT